TCCTGAGTATTCTAGGTTGGGGATATCTCATGTCCAGCTTATTGCAAAAATCCCTTGATTGAGGCATAATATAGGTAAGGCGAGGGGAACCTCCCGACAACTTAAAAATAATTCATAAGTAGGAAATATGAATACAACAACAAGAAAAGAATACTGTGGAGCTAAAATGTTCGATAACAAGAACACAGCCAAGTATTTCGTAGAATGTGTAGAAGCTTTTGAGGTAGATGATAAATACGAAGAACGTGATGCTTTCGTTGAAGAAGTAAAGAATCTCTTCGATAAGAAAATCACCTCAGAAGATGGAGAATATACAGTATTCAAAATCACAAAACCTGATTTAGTAGATATCGCTTCAAGTTCTATCTACAATATCTAAACTATCCACAACCACTCATAGCGGTATCACCTATTTCAAGGGATAATAATAGTACGGAGGGCATAGTCTGCTCTCCTTTACTATTTAAGACCAGTACATATGAAACGAAGAAATAAGAATACAGGAAGATTCAAGAAATCAAACATAAAAGTGAAGTTTTACTTAATATCTATGCTACTCTTTTTGGCACTAGGAGTAGCACTAGGAGAGTGGGTTGAGACATTAGCAGCAGATGTTGTCTATGCTCGTGAAGAAGTCATGGAAGTTAAAAAGTTTGAGCCTCGTGAAGTGATGATTGTGATTGATTATTCAAATTGGACACGAGAGAAGACACAGCAAGAGATTCTCAAGCATCTACCACCTGTATTCTTGAAGGTTGCTGAATGTGAATCAGGTACACGCCAGTACTATGAAGGAACTGACCAGCCTATTCTGGGTAAGGTCACGCCAGCAGATACAGGACTGTTTCAAATCAATAAAGATTACCACCTGAAGACCGCAAAACGCCTCGGTATCGACTTGGATACACCAGTAGGTAACATTGCATATGCTAAGTATCTCTATGAAAATCAGGGACTAAAGCCGTGGTCTGCCAGTGAATCTTGTTGGAATAAATAGGTTGGGGATAGTGCTTATTGCAATTTTCCCTATTTTAAGGCATTATAATAATAAGTTAATAAGTTAGCATAAGTAGGATTTATGAAAACATTTGAGAATAGAAAGGCAGAAAAAAAGTTCGTGGAGATACTTGAGGCTATTGAGTCTCCTCTCCAACGAGAACATTTTGTAGACAAAGTAAAAGCACTACGAGATGAAAAGATTATCTCAGAAGATGGCGAGTTCTCTTGCTTCTTCGTGACAGAGAGAGATTTAATGGCGTTAGCTAAAACAGTTTAAATATGGACATGCAAGAAAAAGATGTGAAGACCTTTATAAGCATAGATGCAGAAGAGATGGGTGCAGAAGTTAATGCTGAAGTGCTGAAGGCTTGCGAGATATTAGTGAAACTATACAGAGCAGGTGTCTACGCAGGTGGTGGTCAAGAACTAGCAGACTGTGGTGTGGAGATTGAGGATGAAGTTTCAGGAGAGTCATACTTTATTTCAGTAAAGCGTAAGAAATAATATGGAAATTCCAGACGATATCTTGAAAGACCTTGAGAAAGCTTCTTTGATTTTGGCTGCGTTCTACTCTATGAGTCAAGGCTATGACAAGCCAGAAGATGCAGACAGATTAGAAGGTGTCACGATGAAGATGATTGGGGTATACAACAAGAAGTTTGTTGAGATTGCAGTCCGAGCTATCAAGCCAGAAGATATTAAGGATATTATCGAAGAGAAAGAATCAGGAGCATCAAGTAAGAAACGATACTTCTATTCAGGGGATGCTGAGGTCGAGAAACTCAAGAAGGACTTGGGTATGAAGACAGATGATGAAGATTTCCAGCAAAGAACAAGTTAAGTATGAAGACACTCAAGATTCAGAAAGGTTGGTATCGGTCTGCTGGGCATAAGTACGGCTGGGTAAATGCTGGCTATGAACCAGAGGGAGTAGGTATCAACCGAGAAGCTCTCAATGCTGAAAAGCATATAGTGAACGTAAATGGCTTTGACTATGAAGTGGACTGCCAAGAGGCTATAGACTTTGTGAAGAAGTTTGGCTCGCACTATTCAACAGATGGAGGAACGAAGATTGGAGTAATTAGTCGAAGTATAATGAAAAGGTTATGAATCTTGCTAGATTTATGATGTGTGAAATAGAACCAGACGTCAGGAAAAAAATTACTGATGTGTCTGTAGCAATGGCGAATTACACTAAAGGAATGGCGGTTCTGGATGAAAAAGGTCAAATTACTAACGAAGATGAATTAGATAATTTAGCTGCATTAAAAGAATACGGAGTTGTTATAGATTCTTTGATGAATGGTTTTGGCTCCTCGGAACAAATCGCAGCAGCTCTTGATGTTAATGCTATGCCTTCCACAGCATTTATGTACAGAAAAGCTAAAAGACTAAAAATTTAACTAGATAATATCTATGTCCCTCTCAAAAGAAGATATCAAAGAAATCCAGCAGTTTGTCGAAGAGTTCGGTATCAAGAACGATAGGGAACTGAAAGAAGCAATCATGTCTCTCGGTATTGGAAAGGCTGTGATTGCTGGCTGTGAGGCTATTGAGAAGAGGTTTGGACTGGATGCAGAAGAAGTGCTACAAGTCTTCAGAGGCAGGTTTGAGAGTTTCCTAGAGGACTACGATAAAGGTTTACAAGAAGTATTCTTTAAGAAATAAGGTTATGTTAAATGGAACATATGATGGATACCGACCAGAGAAACTAAGTAGCTGGCATTTATACGCTCTGTTTGTAGCTATCTTTATTATTGTATTGACTGGGTTCTTCCTGCTTTCCCCAGAGAAAAAGGTGGCAGTGCAAACGCCAACATGGTGTCCTGTGGCATATATGCAAAAAGGCGGTAATGATTCATGGTACACTGAGTCTGAAAACGGAGAGGTAGAGATGATTGTAGAAGAAACAGCAGAAGGATACGTGATTTACCAGAAGTGTGCTAAAGGAGAGTAATTATGAAAAGCAAAAGAGTAATAAGTAATAAAATCTATGAGACGGAGATGGAGAAGACACAGAAGGAGTTCTTCAACGCAGGGTTCGGAGCTGGGTTTGGGTTGGGTGTTACCTGTTCTGTTGTTGCTGGAATTATTGGTTTTGTCTTGGCTATTCTTTAAGTTATAATTAAAAAGCTTTCTTCTGATGTATTCTTGTATGGTATTACCTTGAGATACTCTGGTTGAAACTCTGGGATAGACTTGGCTTCGATTGTTATTTGAAAACTAGATATTACGTGACGAGTGACAGACGTAAACTGTCAAAATCTTGAAGTGCAGAAAAATCTGTAGCAAGTCCCTACTTTTCAGTAGCTGACTTCAGCTCAACACTTGCTGTCGCTTAAGTGTTCGGGGACATAGTACTGACCGAGCTATGTTCTTGTTATAGAGGTCAAAGAAGCAGGTAGCGAAAAACCCACCCCACCTTGAGCTTGTTTTGGAGTCTGTCTTACCTCTGGAAATTCGTTCAGAATACTCACGTTGCCTAGTGGTTGAAGGCAAAATATCTAGTAATTAAAATAATAAGACGGGGGTTCGATTCCCCCCTATTCCACACATGAAGAATACATACATCATCACAAAGATTGTTCAGGCTAAGAATATTACAGAGGCTCTTAAACTTGAGAAATCGGCAGAAGTTGAGATGATTGAATTGAAGAGAACACCAAAGCAAGAAGATGAAGAACCAGACTCTTCTTTTGGTTTTAAGCAACGGTAGGTTGGGGACAACTGTACTTTTTGTGCTTAAAATTGCTACAATAGTGTCATAACACATTAGCAATTTTTACTTATGGCACTATCAAACACACAAAAGCACGCAATGCTTGATACTCTCGATGGGAAGTACATCTCTTTACATACAGGCGACCCTAGTACAACAGGAGCAAACGAAGTGACTGGCGGTTCTTACGCTCGGCAGTTGGAAGCTCTAGCTGCAGCTTCAGGAGGTTCAAAGACTAACTCTGGAGCAGCGATTGACTTCACTGGTATGCCTACTGCTACCGTGACACACTTTGGAGTCTGGGATGCAAGCTCTGGTGGAAACTTTCTCTGGGGAGGTGCATTAATAGCTTCTAAGTCTGTGACTTCAGGCGATACGTTTAGATTCCCTACAAGTTCACTCACATTTTCAGTTAGCTAAACTTATATTTTATGGCTATTGAAACACTAGACGCTCTGGTAAATGCGATGGGGAACAATTCTTCACGCATCATTATTGATAAAGCTAGTATCGCAAATGCCTCAGCAGGTAACTTTTTTAGTTTATGGCGAGCAACAGGACAGCCAGGACAAGGTGCGATTCCAACAACAGCAGCTACGTGTGACAACACTTTGCTCGGTGCAATGAACTTCACACAACAGACTGCTCCAGCTACAAGCTATCTAGGTATTTTAGAAGGTTTATGTGCGAACGCAGGTACGACACTTGAGATTCATGACAGACTGATGCATATGGGAGGTTTGAACGGTACGCTATTGACTGCTCAAACAGTAAACCTTGATGTTAATGCAAATCTTGCAAGCGATAATCTCACAGAACGTATCGGAGATAGTAATTTTTCAGACGTTACGTGGTGGATGGAATGGTATACAGATACAGGAGCCACTGCTTCAAACGCCACTATTAACGTGACATACAACGACGGAACATCTGGCGACTTAACCGTAGTTGCGGTTGGAGGTACTGTCCGAGCTTCACGTATGATTCCATTGAACGGACTTATTCCTGCTGCGGCTGCTGGAAAGTTCATCAGAGATATCAACACTGTTACACTTTCAGCATCTACTGCGACTGCAGGAAACTTTGGATTCACTGCCACCAGATACCGTTCTGCTTTGTATAAACCTCTCGCTAATGCTAGATGGACAGCAGACTGGGCAGGTCTTGGTCTTCCAAAAATTCCAAATGAAGCTTGTCTTTTCCCTATTCAGTTGGCTTCTACTACAACAACAGGAATCGTGCGTGCAACAGGAAAGATTGTTCACGGTTAAAATCTTATGGATTATTTAAGGAATCCTTATGTAAGTAAACCAAGAGGAGCTTCAGACTCTTGGCAGAGTGGAGAGGCGAGTGTAATTCTTGTCAATGAATTTTTCGGTGTTCCAAGTGGTGGAGGTAGTGTGGTTGAAGGAGCTGCGACAAGTACGGCAACAGCTTCACAAACTCCAACAGCATTAGCAATTATCTTTATTGCAGTATCAAGTTCAACGACAGCTACTCAAACAGGAGAAGGTTCTTTGACAGTCACAGGAGCTGCAAGTTCATCTGCAACAGTATCAGAATCAGGAACAGGTCTAACAATTATCTTAGGTTCGGTCACAAGTACAGCTACAGCGTCACAGGATGCGTCAGGACTGGCGATTGTATTCATTTCGGCATCTGGTTCAGCTACAGCTTCAGAGACAGGTTCTGGGGATGTTTTAGACGCAGTTATAGAGGGAGTTGCTTCAGTATCTGCCACTGCAGACCAGAGTGCAGACGGTACTGTAATTGTCGAAGGAGAAGGAACGGCTACCGTGACACCAACAGAGTCAAGTGCAGGATTGGCTATTATCTTTATTTCAGTCACACAAGAAGCAGTATCAAGTGCTATTGCATCTCCGTATGTGATTTTCTTTGGAGCTTCTACAAATTCAGCAACAGTATTTCAGACTGGACTAGGTGGTGTCCTTGTGTCAGGAGAGACGAGTGTGTTAGCCTATGCAGTAGATGTTGCAACAGGTCAAGTTATCACGCCATCTTTATCAACAGATAATACTCGGTACGTGATGATGCAACAAAACAAAGGAACTTCAAGAATGTATAAACATAGGTCAGAATATAACACTTCAGGAAGAAGATAATCTCATGGAAGAATCAAAACTCGCAGACAAACTATGGAGAATGCACAATCTGTATTTTATTCAGACTAAAGATTCTCGGTTAATCCCTATGCCTTTGAACAAGGCTCAGGAAGATTACTTAAAAAGGAGAGGAAAGCGAAACTATATCTTAAAAGCTCGTCAGCTTGGGTTTTCTACGCTAGGTTTGATTGACCTTTTAGATGAAACAATGTTCAACAGGAACGTGAACACTGCTATTGTTGCTCATGAAAAGCAGAAAGTGGTTAAGCTTTTTGAAATTATTAAGCGAGCATACGAGAATCTACCTAACGACCCTCGTGTAAAGCCTCGTGCTTCTATTGAGAACAGAAATGAACTGTATTTCCCAGACATTGGTTCTAAAATTTACGTCACAATAGACACTCGTGGTGAAACGGCTCACAGATTGCACATTTCAGAGCTAGCTTTCATCACAAATTCAGAGCAAAAGTTAGCTGCGACTCTTGAATCTGTCCCTAAAGATGGAATGATTACCTACGAGACCACTGCTAATGGCATGGCGAACTATGCTTTTACTGAATGGAACGACCCTAATTCAGAATACGAGAAGTTTTTCTATAACTGGTTGTGGGATGATAACTACAGACTAGAAACAGACAAGACAATGGAAGAATTGCTCGAAGAATACCGACCTTTAGCGATTCAGTACGAGTTGATGACAGATGCACCAGAGAAATACGAGCTAGATGAAGAACAGTTGGCTTTTTACATTTCAAAAGTTCGAAGACACAAGAAATTAGTCAGACAGGAGTATCCTTTTAATGCTACAGAGGCATTTATCTCTTCTGGATTGGGTATTTTCTCACAAGCAGACTTGGCAAAGCACGATACTATCCCACCTATCATGAGAAAGTGGGAAGACTGCTTTATCTGGGAACAGCCACTACAAGGTTTCAGATATGTCCTTGGAGTAGATAGTTCAGAAGGATTAGGGCTAGATAATGCCGTTATTCAGGTCTTAAACGCCTCTACAGGCTTTCAAGCTGCTGAATTTGCCACGCCAAATATCCCGCCAGACCAGCTCGCCAGCTACGTTATTGAACTTGCTAAGTGGTACAACAATGCTTTGATTGTGCCTGAGATTAACTCGTCTGGTTCTAGTCTGGTAGACCATATCAAGACTAAATACTTCAATATCTACAAACGAGAAGTCTTCGATAAGCGTTCTAAAGAAACACGAGAAGTACTTGGTTGGAGGACAACAGGTACTTCAAAGCCTATGTTGGTTCATGCACTGGAAGAAGCTGTCCGAGAAGAATATATCTCGATTAACTCAGAAGCTCTCATTAGAGAGATGCAGACTTTTGTAAGAACAACTGAACAAGGTTCACAAGGATATGCTGCTGAAGGTACAAATAAAGACGATAGAGTGATTGCA